CCAGCGAAACAAGACCATTACGCAGCGGGGAAGTCGCATCGCCAGTTACCTGAACTTCTGCGAACTTCGCACCAGCCGAGAAGAGGTGCTTGTAGAATGCTGGGGGAGCAATGAACCAACGGTTCTCTTCCGGAACCGATTCATTGTCGAGTGCTTCTGCCATCTTCAACATGGTGTTGACAGCAGTATCGCCGGGGCTGGATGCACCACCGATATCAAGGGCGGAACCAAGCGTACCGATACCCGAGATTTGGGTGGTGGTAGCAGTGGACTCACCGTTGAGACCTGCGTCAGTTGCCATGATGTCAAGGACGTTAGCGTCGTACTTACGCTTCAGGGAGAATGCTCCCGAAGAAGTAGCAAGTGCCTCGAAGTTGATGTGAGACTGACGCTCTTCGATGTCGTCAATCTTAAACGAGAAAGCATTTGCCTGATCGACCACCATAGTGATCTGATCGTCAGCAAGGTCTTGCGCGTTTATAACCGAACCGCGAGTATACGAGGAGACGGTGATTGTCGGCTCCTTGATAATGCGGACGGTGTCGCCAAAGTTCTCAATTTCGCCAGCGTAGTCGGTATTCGTAATGTCTTCTGCAACCGAAGCGCGACGGAAGAATTTGAGAACCTTTTGACTAAAGATTTCCGGTGTAAAGTTACCGGAAGGCAGGTTGCCATAACCTGCAGCAGAATCAAAAGCCATTGATCTGTCCTTCCTTTGTTGAGGTTTAGTTGTTGTAGTCTATTCGACCTTCAGCCCGTGCGGTGTCGAGTTCTTGTTCGTGCTTCTCGAACTCCCACGGTTTCATCTTGCCGATTTCAGAAGCCTTCCAAATCCTATCGTTTCCGTTTGTCATTTTGACTTCACGTGCAGCAGTGCGTGTTACAGCTTCTGCGGCAGAGGAATCGGACTTAGTCTTCTTCTTTTTTGTTTGGCCAGTATCTGCTTTATACAGATCAAGAACTCGTGCTGCCCAACGAGCATCTTTATTGTTTTTATAGATGCCGTCAGATATTGAGTCAGGCTGCTCATCTAACCACGAAAGAAAAGCATCTTCTTGACGAAGATCGTTGAAGTCAGGATGTGCGCGAAGCAACTCTTCGTATGCTTTTTGCTTCTCCAGTTCCCCTTCGCGTTTCTTTATGGTGTCTAGCTGATCTCGCAAGTCAGAAATTTGCGATTCCGCCTGAATAGAAGAAACGGTTTGCACGACCTCAAACACATCAGGATAGCGTTCCTTAAACTCTTCTAGCTCTTCAAGTGTCTTCGGCGGGGTCACACCTCTCGGCATTTCTACGGCTCGACTGTCCATTGTTTGTCGTAGTCCGTTGATTTCCGCTTTGAACTCGCTTACCTTAGAATCATAGTGACGCTTTAGGTCGTCATAGCGTTTCTTGTAATCGTGGTCAGCTTCTTGTTTTTCTTCTACGAAACTTGTGCTTTCTTGCGGAGTAGCCTCTTCGGGGTCCGCCTGTTGCGCCTCTACAGTCTCTTCCGCTTCATCGTCTTCATCTTTGTAGACTTCATCACGGTACTTTCCACGATACAGCGTCTCGCTGTTGATAGTGCCGAAAGAATCATTCGGCTTGTTAGCACGATGGCCTTTTACTTTCTTTGCCATTTGTTTTACCTCACTCGCGGGGCCACTTGGCTGTGGGTAGCCGCTCCGGTTGTGTCAGGGCCGCATTAGCGGGTAGCTGACGAATCAATCAGGAACATTGAGAAAGTTCCGATCTTTATAATTGCCGTACCAGTCTGCAGCTTTTATGGCACGGGTAACTTCGTGATGATTCTTGTTGCTAATCTTGTCAATCACGCCCTTCTTGAGTGCGCGAGGGAGATTGCCATGTTTCTTGTACTCTGACTTAAATGTCTTGTAACGCGGCATAGCGCCAAACCAGTAGACAGAGAACAACACGGAACGATGTCCCGGATCATCTACATCATTGTATTGAGGGTACTTTGCCTTGAACCGTTCTGCTTTGTAGCGAATCGTTTGAGTGTTTAACTCTTCTAGTTCAGCAAAGGTAAGACGAAGCGGGTCTTTTTCTAGCGCGTCTTCTGCAGCCTTTCCGCGCTTATTGACATACGGTGTAAGTTTTGCAAGAAGCTGATCGTTCAGACCCATCTTCTCTAACTCGGTAATCTTGTGCTGACCGATATCAAACCCAAGACCTACGGTTACCCCGCTGTTATGTGTGCCAGACTTAGGCTTAGGAATGTAAGCTACACTCCTGTTTTCTTCTACTTGTGAGAGAAGGTCTTCATGCAACAACTCCTGACGGTTCATCTTAGGAAGCGGAGTCGAAGGAGTGTATTGCTGTGATGGCGGGTCTCTGCGTTCAGCAAAGCCACTCTCAGTCTCGGTAGGTTTATTGTCTTGGGGGCTAGTTACGACGGGATCGTTGCCTTTGCCAAACATGTAGTCAATCAAACCGCCAAGAAAGGCACCGTTAGCCTTTTCTTGTTGGGCTTGCTGGCGACGACTTACTTCCCGCTTGCCCCGATTATTAATCTTTTCGAGACGATCATAGCCAATGATTTTTGCTAGTTCGGGTGGTACGACGACTTCGCCTTTAGACAGCGCAACGTCAACTGCACCCTCATATAGTTTACGATCTACGCCGCCAATGTCAAGTCCTTTTTCCCGAGCCGTTGCATAAGCATCTAGAATCATTTTACGAATGTCGTTTGATCCTGCATACTCTACTGCTGCAGCGTTAATGACAAACGTGTTAGGTGCAACCTGCCCGTTCTGATCATCGGCTACCGTTTCCTGTTCAGTAAACTGTTCAGGCGGTCCAGCAACAAAGCCAGCCTCGGGAACAGGGCGCTGGGCTAGACCCCCCGCTTGCATACCTACACGGCCACCTTGAGCGCGTGCGCCACGGAAGCCACTGCTTCCCCCTGCGCTTCGAGAAACATCAAAGCTGCCACTCTGTCGTCCAGCAGACACACCCCGTCCCGGACTACGACTTTCTCTGCGGCTACGACTGAGGCTTTCACGAGCCTGTCGTGCGCCGTCGTCTTCTTCACGCTCCCTCTGAACAGGAGGTGGGCTGCTATCTTCAGACGGCATAGCAGGCGGAGGGGCTGCTTCAGTGGGAGGTGCAGCAGGTGCAGGTGCCGGATTAAATGACTCGTCCATCCATGTGCTGCCGTATTCAACGGCAAGAGGACGACCAGTAATACTTGCTACAATGCTGGCAGCAGTGGACTGTGCGCGGGGTGCCTTAGTGCGACCGGTCGGATATGGAGATGAACCGGGAGTAAACGGTCCTCTAGTGCGACCAGTTGGATACGGGGATGAACCGGGAGTAAACGGTGGTTCACTGCTGTCAGTCAGACCCGCTGTGATGCCTGCCGACTGTGCAAAATCTCCGTCAAAGAACAGGCCACCACCCATAATCTGCGGATCATCGGTAAGTCCTGTAGTGATACCTCTTGACTGTGCAAAGTCGCCCGGAGGGAACGGTCTCGGAGTTCTGCCGGACGTATATGGAGATGAACCCGGAGTAAACGGTGGTTCACTGCTGTCAGTCAGACCTGCAGTAATTCCTTTTGACTGTGCAAAGTCACCGTATCCGCCCTTGCTTTCAATGATCTCTTCGATTACATCGTCAAGGAATGTATCGCTTTCATTAAGATCGCGCACAGTGTGGAAGTATCCATACTTAGCTTGTGCGCGACGTTGTGCTTCTCTAGTAGCCTTATAGATGTCTTGATGAGTCAGAACGTCTGTGCCATACTTGCCGTTAAAGAAGTCGGCAGCAATCCTTGTATTCTTTTCTGTGGTGCCGATTGCACCCTGACCAAAACTAGTAATGAAGAAACCGCTCTGCGAGTAGTTACCGCCCATGCCCATAGCAATTTCAGCATCAATCGCACCCTTCAGACCGCCACGGACAAACTGTCCCGGATTGTCTGAGTCACTGTCTTCTCGGTATGTTTGAGGCAGATACCCGTTCTTCGTAGCTTCAAGAGCCTTAATTTGTTGCTGACTCATGCCACTGAGATTGCCGGTGTAAATAAATCTACCGGGGGCACGACTAACCTTCATGCCGTTAATCTCCGCCATCATGCCGCCTGTGCCGTTTGCCTCTTTGATGGCAGCTACGTTTTTAGCCTGCTGTGCAAAGTTGAGATCAAGAGCCAGACCAAGCGGTCCTCCCGGACGATGACTGTCTTTACCAAATGGAGCGGCCACCATGTCACCGACAAAAATACCACTTGATATGGCCGAAATAGGATCAAGTAAACCAGAAGATATGGCAGCACCGGCTCCAGCAGCCACCTTCAAATCTGTGTTTCTAAACTTGCTTTGTGCTTCCTTGTTTGCAAAATTATCGCTTTTATCGCTCTTAGATACAGTGGCGTAGTCAGTGTAATTGATCTGATCAACACCGTATTGACGAAAACCTAAATTACCACTGAGAGCGGCCAGCACAGACGGACTTGGACTTTCATCATCAGACCCTACCGGCGAAAGAACGCTGGTAAACATCTCTTCTTTTTTTTCGTCCTCGTCATCTTCATCATCTCTCCTGACCTGAATACCTGTAGTGTTCAGTCCACCAAAGTTGAAGAAGTTTACATGACTACCGACATACTGCTCGGGCGTGTAAGTGGGAGGCGCGAATGAAGTTGTCGAGCCTACGGTCTTATCTTCGTCTTGTTCAGCCATTATTTTTCACCACTGCTTCATAATTACTCTTCAACTTGAGGAGCATTTCCAGTAAAGCCAGCTTCCCCTGCGTTTGGCGCAACTCCGACTCCGATTGTGCCGTTACCACGGCCCGAATCGTCGATTCCCGGAGGTCCGCTAGGTACTCCTCCATTTGGGGCCACTCCTTGCTGTTGAGGAGCGCCGCCAGCTTCTGCGCTTGCTGCTTGTTGAGCATTCTGCATCATCCCTTGTAGCATTTGTGCGTATAGTTGAGCTTCGTTGACATCGTTAACAAGACTGTCTGGATCGATGTCTTGTGCGATTGCTAACTCTCGCATGAGGTTTGGCAGCTTGACAAACGGGGCCAACATGGGATTTGCAACTGTTTGCAACAGAGAAGTAAGACGCTGCGTGCGTACCTCTTTTTGCATGACTGCTGCCACACCACGGGGCTTAATTTCCAGATCACCCTCTACGTCTTCTGCACTTTCATTGAATTGCATGTTCCATTGAAAGTATGCCTCGCCAATCGGTTTTAACAAATAGTCATCTATATTTTTGATGACAGTCTTCATCGACAAACCTGCACCGCCCATCAGCATGGACAATCCTGCTGCCGTGCGTCCGGTTCCGGTGACGCCTGTTTGGCCGTGCATGATCGACGGGATACCTGTCTCCTCGTCAGCAAGCTGGCGAGATATCTGGTACATTTGTATGTTCTCAGGCGCTGTATTGGGGAACTTGAGACCATTGATTGCTGTGCCAGTGACGCCTGACTGACGACGGAATATCTTGCCGGGGAAGATATCCATGTTCTGTCCCGGCACGAGACTCGCTTCGTCTACGTCGAACACAAGATTGCCAGCGAGAGCGAGGTTGTCGATTGCCATACGAACGTGACCGTTCATAAGCATTTGTGCGTCTTCCATGTTTTCTGCTACGCCAACGCCCCATATTTGATAGGGATTGATCTCAAACGGAAAGGCATGATAGGGTATACGGGCTGGTGTAAACGGGTTGACAACGCAACGAATAACCATTCCACCGCAAACCCAGACGTTGACTTGTAGCTGATCAAACTCAGACATGTTCTCTGCTTCTGCCATGCCTGCTTCTTCGGCAAACTTAGCATCAAGAACACCCCAGTATTCTAGAACTTCGTATCTGTTTTCTTGATAATACGGTTCTGTTTCGTCTTCACGTATCGTATCTTCGTAGTACTTGTCTTCGTAGTTCGGTCCCTTTGCAAGACACTCTTCGATTGCTGCAGCGTCAAAGTACGGACGCATGATTAAGCTGCGAAGTTGTTGACGATTCATGCGATGACGTTCAATAACGTATTCACAATCCTCAATCGATGTTGCAGACGGGTCAGGATGGAAGTCCCATAGCGATACTGCTTCAATGCGAGGCACCGTCTTCTCATACGGCATATACTCGCGGTTGCCCATCTCGTCACGCTCCCACTTGTGAACGCGCTTATAGAAATTAAATGGGCCTTTGACTACGCCAGTCCCAAGAAGAGCAGACTCAAAAATAGCTTTCCGAAATACGTTGATTCCGTTAGTATCCAGTAACTGATCATGGATGCACTTCTCCATCCTACGGGCTTGTTCTTTTGCAGGTTCGAATTGTGGCTCTCCGAGTTTAGACTTGCCCGGAACGAGCATATCGCCAAACTCCTTGCCGTATGAACCTAGAACGTGACCATTAGAGGCAGTCAAAGCACCCGGATTAAGCTGTCGTCCATCTCCCGGAAAACCGTAGGGGTCAGTTTGCTGCGGAGTTTCATCTAACGGCGTTCGCATATGTGCAAACTCCGCAATGCCTTCTGGCATCGGCGTAGATTCAACTACAAGCGGAAACTTCTTGTTAGCAAACAGAATGTCTACAATTTGCCCATACGCCGCAAGAACCTTAGTCTTGGTGATCTTGATGAACACCTTTGACCGTTCGGAGTCGCGATACTGCGTGGTCGAGTCGTAGATGCCACGGAAGTTCTTATATGCTTGCAGCCATCTCTGCTCATATATGTAACGTCCATTCTCTGCATCTTCGAACTTTGCACGGATGTATCCTGCCAGTCCCGGCATCTGTTCCATAGGATTGATGAGGGGTACTGCGGTGTCGTCTTCCGGCTCTAGGAAATTGTCAGACATGAGTCTTCCTTAGTAATCGCGTTGTTCAGCCATGCTAAATAGGGATGCTTCAACTGTACTTTTAGTCTGTTGCTTCGGCATGTCTTCGGTCAGAACACCAGTCTGAGCGCGAGTGTCGAATTCCAGACCTTCACGGTACAGTTTGTCTGCGCCCATCTGATCGTCTACGGATACTTTGTCCGAGTTCATGATGTACGCTTCGCCCATGTTTAGGTTTTGCATAATTTCCTCCGTTTAGGGTGACATCGTTAGGAAGCTATCTTCATCAGTAGGCACGGGAGCAGCTTCCGGTCTCTCTCGTGACTGTTCAACAGGCATCGACATGCGAAGACCTGCATCAATATCTGTTTGTTCAGATGCCTCACGCTGCTCGTACAATTCACGTGCAGACATAGGCAAAGGGCTAAGTGTTGCTTCTGCCATCTCCAGAGGTATTCTGATTTGCTCCGAAGTAGGAAGCGGCTTAAACTCTTCTGGGTATGTTTCGCTAAGAGTCTCGCCAGTCTCAGAGGGCATAGAAAAGGCTGGGCCACTCTTTCCTGCGACATAACCTGCGGTAGCACCAGCACCGAGCGTGTAGGCAATCGGCCCTGCCATCGGCAGATCAACCTTTCCTGCGGCTTGAGCAAAGCGATAACCATATTTACCCAGCTTCTCTCGAACGGAGTCCGACATGCCGCCGAAGGAGGTCTTCTTCTCAGCGGGTTCAGCAGTCTCTGCGGCGGGTTTCTTTTGTGATGCAGGTGCCTCAGTTATTCCGAGATCATTAAGCTGTTGGATAATCTTTTGACCTTTTTCGAGATCACCTGCTTCTGTAGCCTCACCAAGTTCCACTAGCAAACGTGCGGCCTGTACGTCCGCTGCTATTTTTGCAGTCCGTTGCTCTGCTTGAAATGCTTCACTTGCCGCTTTGCGACTCTCTTCATCGTCAGGAGTAGAAGTGCGGCCCGATACGATAGTATCCGCTTCAGCAAAATTTTCAGTGCGGAAATCAACCAGTCTACCTTCTACGGTTCTTCCACCCTTTGCAGTAAGAGTATTAGGAGTATTGTCCTTGCCTAAAAACCGTATGATGTAATCATTGACGGTTTCAGTTCCGCTCATCCTTCCCGCAGAATCAATAAAGCCCAGTTCTACAGCAGCACCAATATCATCCATGCCTACCGCAGTCATTCGTCCCGAGTAACTTCTTGAAGATATTCCACCCTGCTGGTGGCCCATCATGTCTGAACGAAGTTCGTTAGGAATATGAAGTTGATCTTGATAGATTCGCGAACTCATAGCGCGAACAGTTGTAAGAGTAGCGTGGCCTCTACCCCTTTCTTTATCAAAAGGAAGTTGAGGTTCAAAGTCACGGTTTAGTGTCGGAGCAATATGATCCGTAAAAAGTCTTCCTGCACGGCTGCGTGTAGTGGTAAAAAAGGGTGTATTAGGGTTGCCCGAGGTTGCTACATCTGCCATTCTTTTTTCATAGTGTGCGATCAGAAGATCGCCAAAAGCGCCACTATATTGAACAGTATTCCGTTTCTTTTTTATCTCTCCGTCTGTGCCGCTTTCTATACCCTGAATCGTAATTGTTTTTCTTCCGGTTTTAGCATCAGTTCCGATAGTAATGTCGGACATCTTTATGGCAGTGCCAGCCTCTGTTTTTGACTGGGGGAACGTGTGTTCAATACGAGTCATTGTTGCTCGTTGGAACATAAGTGCTAACTTGTCGTCGGGAGTAAAGACAGGTACTTCCGTACCCTTGAGCTTGCCTGACTTTATTGTTTTTGTTTTTTGGAAGGCTGCGAGATATATCTGATCTACTTTTTCTTGAGGTATGAGACCACGCATAGGTTTCTTAGTGCGGTCTTGAGTCTGGACGCCTGTAGAGGCTACTGCTGCTCCCCCCTTACCTGTGATTTTAGGGAAGTCTCTAAAGCCTTGAGAAGTAAATATCAGATCAGTAAAAGCATCGACCGGCATAAACGATCCAAGTCGTTTACTCTTTCTAAATCTTTTATTATCTGCTGGATTGATCGGCATCTCATCGGGAAGATCAAGCCCAGACATTTTGCGAACAAAACTGTCATCGTTTAGTGCTTGCATGTAATTGCCGTCAAGATCGTAGCCAAGAAATCCCGCTTCTATGGAATTTCTGAATGCACTAATCTTACTGGCTACACTTGGTTTCAAACCCTCTCGTGCTTGCAGGGTATCAAGAACGTCACGAAAAGTAAGCGTTCCTTCCCGAGCGAGTGCAGTGAGTTCTTGTGGAGATAGTACAGCCATCAGTAACCGAATGTTTCATCTTGAACTTGGTACACGTGATTCTTGATCGCGCCAAGCTGTTGGTGTATGGATGCGTAGCCACTCATGCGGGTCATCAGCATGTAACGCAACGCATCGTATGCGTGGTCCTCAGACTTAGTGTCTACATCTTCGCTGTTGGACTTAGAGAGCGGGATGCCAGCCAGTTGCTTGATTGTGTTTTGACAACTGGAGAAGATGCGTAGTCGAGGTTCTTCTGAGTAGGGGTCATTAGCAAGACGACGATGTACTTCCATCTTGCCCTGTATTCTGTTACGATCAGACGGTGTCCAGCGAACACCGGCTCTCATCATTGTTTCGGCGATGGACGGGCCGAACCCTGTCTTGTTCCAGCACGACGAGTCCAACACGGTGTAGTGGGGTGCCGGATCAATCTGCTCTGCTTCCATTATTTTATCAGCTAACTCTTCTGCTGTCAAGTGTTTAGCATATAGTTCACGATAAACCCAGATGTTATTATCCCAGTCAATAGCCCCCCACAAAACGCACGAAGGACTAGCGTAGCCGTAGTCCGCCGCCCGTATTCGTGGCCAATTGGTAGGTAATTCGAAATGTTCGACAACGTGCCGACTCCTTGAAAACTCTGGGAAGGCCGCTCCCTCCGCCACGTCCCAATCACCTTCAAGAAGTCGCTTTCGCTCGACTTCTGGGAGCGACCTCAACATGGCCTCATATTGACCATCTGCCATGAGGTAGGGATTGTCGGTCAACCGTGCCGGTACAAACTTGCGAAGGAACAGCGGCTGACCTGCCTTCTCGTGACCCGCTGGCCACACAAAGGGCTTTTGTGTTTCTATATCGAAGGCAGGAAAAGGCTCATTTGGCTCTCTGTCGTCAATATAGGTCTTCTTGACCCACCAACCACCCACTCCTCCGGGGTTGGCTGTGCAGCGCATGTACAGGTGTTGCTGGAGTTCAGAATCAGTAGAACGAAGGCGAGAACGCAAGTAATCCCAGACATAGGGCGTAGGATACTGAGTAATCTCATCAATGCCGATCCAGTTGAATGCCTGACCCTGAAAGCGGGTTACGTCCTTATCTCTGTCAAGGTACGTGAACCAAATCGTTGCACCAGACGGAAACACCCATGTTGTCTTTGACTCACGAAACTTTGCACCCGGAAAGGCTTTGGGATATAGTTGACGTGACTTGTCGATAAGTTCAGTTAGTTCGTCGAGTGTACGACGGAGAAGAAGACCACGATGATTAGGATTGTGACAGTAACGTAACGGATCAGCAAGAAGTGCAAAACTTTTTCCACCACCGGCAGCACCGCCGTAGAGTACGTCTCGTTCACTCGCCGATAGAAAGTCCGTTTGAGGTCCGTCATTCGGCTGGAAAACGACTTCACTTTCTCCAACAAGGTCGTTGACTGCATCCGGCAGATCAGCCAAATCCCCAAGATCGATTGTGGCAGAGGTATCCCCGACAAGAGCTTTTTCAACTTTTGTTGTAGTCTGTTCAAGTTTTCGGGCATAACGTCGCTTATCCTCTGCGGCTTTGGTTGACTTTGCTGCGCGTTTCTTGGCGGCATTGACACGTTTCGTTGCCGCACGCCGCGCACGCTCCTTTGTAGAGAGGTTGTACGTGGCTTTTGGTGCGTTGGGGTCTTTTTTTGGTCTACCCCGCCTCTTGGGGGCTTGTTCAGCCATCAATCACTACTTCATTCTTGGGTGGCAGTAGCACAACGCCGTGGACAGCCGTCACATTGTGAGTATGTGTCTCCTGTTTCGCAACTCCTACGCGGTTAAGCAACGACTCAGCGGCTCGTAGACGCAGTTCGTCGCCTCGTTCTGGGGCGGGATTGTCGATTGTGGAAACCAGACGGTTTGCTGCCTTCAGTGCATTGACAGACAGTATGTTCTTTGTGCGATCTATGATCTCTTCTGCCAGTGTTTGCTTGAGCCACTGGACAGAACCACGCGAATATCCTGCATCTACGGCTGCTGCGGTTACATTACCGCCGTTTTCAAACAGTAATTCAAGAAATTGATTCTGTTGAGGGGTAAGTACCCGCTCTTTTCGCTGTTGTGGGAGCAGATTCATTGTTTTGCAACGGGATTGGAGAGGTGTGGGCGTCTCACTTAGCCTTATTCACCGGATTTGCATGAAACATTTCACAGATTTGTGGGAATATACCGTACGTGAGACAACCCACGGTATCATATTAGGGTGAATAACTCTGATTGTCAACAAAAAAATTATTTGACAGGGGTGTTTTGTCGAATTTGCTTGACAGAATAAACTGACATAGGTACAATGGGTCTAAGACCCGCCGGGATATATCCCCATAGGTTCATATAAAGGGTCATGCTGACAAATATGCCGGGGCAACTCCGGTGGGTCATGCTGACAAACCCATACAGATATCAAAAAAACAAAAAAATGATCGGGGGATTGCATGCAAAAGCATGGGTACCCCCCGTGGCCCTTGCGTACGCGCGCCCGGGGAAATTTGTATCAAATTCTCGCCGACACCCTGCCGACCGGGAACCCGCGCCGAATCCCATAACACCACCATCATCACACAACGGTACAACAACAAGCGCACGCGCGCGCCCGTGTAAGGCATTTGTCATATGGATAAACCGCCGGGTGGACTGTTGTTCGCATAATTAGCAGCAATCACCGTGATCTGGTCCCGCCGGATTTATCCCGCCAGTACAACCGCAAAGCTATTATTGTGGGTCATGCCCACAAAAAAACCCCCGACACTAGGCCGGGGGAGTGGGAGGTGCCGCCGGGTTATTACCGCCACCCGGCAAGGCGGGACTAAGAGGCTTGTTCTTTAAGCTGGTTGTCCGGATGTTCTGGGTGATCGGACGCAAAGATTGTTTCCATCTCAAACTGCTGGCCATCGTCAATAAAGAAGCGGATTTCGAATTCATTACCGCGATGGTCACGGCCCGACAGACTGAAGCAGTCGAAGCTCACATGTTTGCGGCGAGTGGCTTTCAAGACTACTGGCTGGTCTTCATCACGGTTGCGGCTCTGGTGTGCGAAAATATCAAGTTGCATTGATTCGATTCCTTTTCCTAAGTGGTTGAGGCGGGGCAATTGCGCCCCGCCCCTCGTTTATTGCAAAACTAGCCGGTCTTTGCAAGCCGATAGATATTCACATATCCACCCTTGCGGTTGCCAGTGCTGCGGATTTCAAGCTGGTATCCCGCCTGCTTGATGCCGGACAGATAGTGATAAACCGATTCCTTCTTGATGTTCAGATGCCCGGCAAGAGTCGGCACAGCGTAAAACGTACCCTGCGAAAGATACGCGATCAGCCGCCGATGCGTCTCATTCAGACGCTGCCCGGCATAGTCGAAAGCTGCCGCCGGATCATAGGTCACCGGCTGCGCCCCGATTTCCTGCAGCGGCTCGCCGTGCATGTCGGTAATCGGGAACAGTCCCGGCTTTGCTACTGGCTTAGACGGGAAGGCGTCTGCAAACTTCTTAGCGATGCGCGAGCGTTCGTCAGCCCGAATGTGGGCCTCAAAGTCGTCGGCCAGTTTCTTGAAGCCGTCGATCAGGCGGGGTGGAAATGTGTTGTTCTGTGTCATGTCGTGTCCTTTCATTACAAGATGACAAAGGCGATGATTAGGGTGATGAGAAGAATCGCCACCACCGTGCGGTAAACAACGTAGGCCAATTCAAGACCGTCATTCATCAGGCAGGCTCTCCCATTGCTTGCCAGACTAGGGAATCAAGCACAGTCCGAACATCGTCGGAACGCTTGCGCTGCACTAGGTGCGTCCGGGCGTCCTTCTTGCCGGTCTGATACGTCTTCCCCTCTGACGTGGTCCATTCGGTGTCGGTGTGCGTTGACCAGTGGGTCAGTGCGTTATAGGCCGCCCATTGTGTCCGGCCCAGTTCTGCCACCTCTTCGTCGTATCGGTGCAACAGGTAGCCGAGCAGCCGTTCATTTACCGGGATCGACACGCCCTCAATCTTGGGCGCTCCCGGCTTGGCGCAGATCGTGTTTGCAAGGATCAGCCCAAACTCGTCACGGGTCAGTGGCGTCTGGCGCATCCGGTCCATTTCGTCCCGGTTGTTCTGCCAGTAGTCCAGTCCCATTGTGGCTTTGCCGATAAGCGCAGCCGGTGACAGATTTTTGGTGTGCTTGCGTTTCTGGTGATATGCCTTCTCGCCGCCAAATACCAAAGTATTACGGCAAAGGTCGCGATAAGCGCCGCTGAATATCTGGAAAGACCAAGACATATCGACAGAGTTGAAAACATCCATGCGGCAAACAACCCGGTCGTCGGAATTGCCAACCACAGCATCGAGGTCATGGAACATGATCGTTCGATGCGCTCTCAATCCGCCATCATAAAGCCGGTCGATGATCTCCAGATTGTCGGTCGGCAAGCCGGACTCCGCCACCATTTTAGCCTGTAGCCTGAACAGTTCGTCATGGCTGACTAGCTTGTAGGTGTCGGCAACGGGTCGGGTCGGAAGCAGTTCGCAAGTGGCAGAATTTACCAGTGCCGAAAAACCCTGCAGCCGGGTCGGCTCGACAATCTCCCGGATCACCTCGCCATGAACCGTCCGGTCGGGATAGCTGGTCAGGGCATCGATCGGCACCCGCCGGATTTTAGCAAGGTCGGAATAGATCGACACGTCGGCCAGATCGGTGTGTGTGTGGTCGTAGGTGCCGCCACCCCGGCTGATAAAACGAGCAGTGGGTTCAATAACATCTAGCATAATAATTGTCCTTTCGTTGCTAGTGCTGGCCACGTCGGCCAGTGATTGAATCATGGCACAGGATTTGCAGCCTGTGAAGTTGTGAGCCAAAAAAATTTTTGGCCGGTGATCGACTGGCCCCGCGACTCGCCGCCGATCCGATCAGCCCGACAGTCCCGCCCCAGAACGCAGCGCAGGAAACCCCCAACTAATCTCCGGAAATTTTAGTGTGGCCGGTTTGTCATTAGTGTAGCCGGTTTGTCATTTGATGCCGTGCCGATCCCGCCAGACGCGCCAAGTGATTGCCTGTAGCTGGTAGGGCATGAGGCCGACGCGCCGCGCGGCTTCTTCATATGCGGCTTGCAAAGCTCGGTATTCACGGACGCCGATGTTTGTCCGGTCGTCAGTCAATCCGACGCGCTCACCGTAGGCAATGTTTCGTGCGTGGCCGTCAATCGTGACGTTAAATTCACCCATAATGTCCATGAAAAAGGACGTGATTTTCTGCCCCTTGAGCATCGCCTTTGCGCCGTCGTAGTCCGGACGCGCCGCCAAGATATCCCAAGCCTTCGCCTTCATCTTGTGATAGGTCGAGACCTTGACGGAATCAATGCCGTCGCCCCGGATAAATGCCCCGATCAAAGCGTCGGCGTTGACAAGATTTCGCGTCCATTTGTTGTTAGGGGATAGCGCGGCAATCACCGCCACCACCAAATAAACCGGCACATCGTGTTTTAGTGCGATATCGTGCGCCGCCTTCTGTGCATTCGGATACCACAAGAGACCTTCCGCGTGTTGCGTCTCGTCGGAGTCACGCAAGACGCTAACAATATTGTAGATCATCTTTTCGTGGTCGATCAGCGTGGCTTGTTTTGTCATGCCACCACCTTAATGTCGTCGTTAGTGTAGACCATTACTGTGTCGTCAGTTTCCACCCATACACGCGCACCGCAAGAAAGCGGCTTGTCTGGTGAGTAAACAACAGACGATGGCCCGTCGATCTCGACGCGATTAGCGTAGTAATTATTTCTGGATGTTTTGACAGTGATTGCCGGGTCGTTCGTCCCGTTCTTCGCGTTAGCACGGATAACGTGCTGATTTATGTGTATACGTTTTTTCATTTCGTCGTTTCCCTATCGTGTGTCCTAATCGTTAGCAAAAACCTTACGGACGATAGCCGCCCCGGTCAATAGGTTTTATTTGTTCCCCTTTTTCTCGCAGCCAGCACGACGGACAACGAAGCTGTCCGCCATCTTTGGTCATGGCCGGTTCGCCGCACACATCGCACTGATAGTCCGGGTTTAGTGTCGTGCGTTTGTCATTTGTCAGCGTTCGGCGTTTGTCATTTGTCACCGATTTGTCATTCCATGTCTTCCGGGTGAGTAAAGCCATCACCCGGATCAGCATAGTCTATCTGCCACTGAAGTTGTAATTCATCGTAATATTCAGCCACTGTCTCACCGTGCTTGTCGATGAATTCCTGCCTTGTCATGTACGAGGCGTCCTCTTCCATCTCAATTACCCAGTCTTTTACTTTACCCATCTCTTGTGCCTACCTTTATCTCGTAGTTTTCAACATCAGCAACCACCTGATCGATCTTTGTGTATATCTGGTCAAGGTCGCTGTCCGTCAGGTTTATATCTTCTAGTGCATGTTTTGCTTGTGTCAAGAAGGCACGGATCACCGTCGTCTGTGTGATCTTTGTGCGATAGAGTTCCCCGTCACCGTCGCAGTCGTGACAGTGGCCCCAGTCCTCGACATCCCCGTCCCGTATGTACGAGACCTTACCATAGCCACCGCAGTGCCAGCAGTGACAAGATTCGACGTGATTCTCAATTATACGCATGAGCAGTAAATCCTTTCCATGATGCCGTTGAAGGCGTGAAACATCATCCAGCCCAAGAAGGCCCAACAGCACACAAACAAGAATATCTCTATGTCATCGTGTGTATTATAGTAGTCCACCGCCTTGTCCCACAACTTATCCATGTTCACCTCCTAATCCGTCTGGTCAAGTGTGATGATTTCATATTCTTTCAACATGTCTTTTA